AGCACGGACTATTCAGCGGGAGCTATCTTGCTGTCCGGCACGAAGAACGGCGTCACGCGCATGATCCCTCTGACACAACGGGCGACGTTTATTCTCGAACGGCGCAAGGTGCGCTATCCCGATGGGCACCTGTTTCCTCACGACAATGCGTGGATGATCTACGGCTGGAACACTGTTAAGCGTGCGATGGGCCTAGCGGACGATAAGGAATTTGTCGTGTACGCGCTCCGGCATACGTGCGCGTCTCGTCTCCTTCAGAGGAACGTGGCGCTTCATGTGGTGCAAGGATGGCTAGGGCATACGAATCCGGCACAGACCATGCGCTACGCTCACTTGAGCCAAGCGAATTATCAACAAGCCATGAAAGTCTTGGAGGCGTAGAGTATGGAGCGCATCGAACTCATGACACCTGAGCAGAAGGAGCGTATCGATCGCATGGATATCGAAGACCTCCTGCGGATCTGGCGTTTCGCGGCACCTGGCACTGAGCCCCTGTTACAAGGGCAGTGCGGGAATTATTTCTCTGAGCGTATGTTCGGCCTGCGAGACAAAGACAATGCCGCGTGGGTTCGCGCGAGCAAGTCTTTAGGATGGGACCGATGAACAAGCTTGACAGGCAACTGGACCTCGAACGGGAAATGTCCGGCCTGGGTCACACGCGCTATACTGAGGCGGTGATTACCGGCAAGGACGTACCAGATCCACGGCACGCGGGGCAGCTACGGCACAAGAACTCAGCACGCCAGGCGACAGAGGAGACGCGCACAGACTACGGGCGCTCGCTTCTCGCACAGAGCATCGATACCGTGGGCGGGCTCTTGTATGCGAGGGTGACGGGTCCACGTAGGGCAGGCGGAAGCGTAGAGTCTAGTGTCACAGTTCTGCTTCGCACATTTTTACCAGAGAGTAAGCCCTGCGAGAAGAAGGACAGCGAGACCATGCCGCGCTATCAGGCCAGGCTACTCGCGCACCTGAACCGACAGACAGAGTCGGAGAAGCAAAGCATGCGCGTGGTAGCATTCATCGGGCTCAGCACAGTGATTAACGCGCTCTCGACTCAAGTGAAGGTGACAGCGACAGAGGCACGCATCGGCTCGGCCCTTGAAAGCGAGTTGAAGTTTCGTTTCTTCGAGAAAGTAAATCCGGCGCTCTTCGATAAAGTTTTCGGAGACATCTCACGGCGCGAAGGGAACTTTGAACGGCGCAGGGCGATCATGTCGCACAGCATGAAGACAGACAGCACTGGCAAGGCAGCGGCCTGGGTGCCCATTGCCCATATCGAGTTGCTGAAGCTGGGGCACCTGGTACTCGATACCATCGTGAAGAACACAACACTCGTAGCAGTGAAGACGATACGGAAAGCCCGCAGCAAGGTGAAAGAGGAAAGCCTACTCGTGGCTACGGACAGCACGCTGGAACTCATGAGGGAGCGGCTGGACCAGTCTGGTATCCGCAACCCAGTCTTCCTACCGGCGCTGTGCTCGCCAAAGAAATGGGTGACGCCACTGATGGGCGGCTACTACTCAGCGTTCGAGGAATTAGCTCCGGTGCGAATGGTGAAAATTGCCTCGAAGAAACGAGAACTCCCGCGTCTCCTCGAACTGAACGAGGCACGGCACACGATGCCGTTGGTATTCACAGCGATCAATGCGGTGCAAGCTACTCCGTGGAAGATAAACAGGCCGGTGCTGGCCGTGATGAAGGATGCCTGGGAGAACAGCGGGCTTAAGATTGGGAAGATGCCGAAGCGATCCAGTGCAGAGACGCTGGTATCCCTGTTCCCCATCGAGCCGTTCACGGAAGACATGAAAGAGGACGCAGAGAAGTTTGTCATGTGGAAGCGCAAGGCGGCATCGGTCTACCAGGATCGTGCTGTGCAGAGCAGCCGCGTGATCCAGATGGAGCGGATTATTGCAATGGCGGAGAAGTTCGAGCACGAGGAGACGTTGTACTTTCCTACGCAACTCGACTTCAGAGGGCGCATGTACGCCATGCCGTCCTTCCTGAACCCGCAGGGAACGGACTGCGCGAAGGGCTTGCTCACATTTGCGCGTGGGTGCAAGCTAGGAAAGTCCGGCTGGCACTGGCTTCAGATCCACGTTGCTAACATGCACGGAGAGGACAAGATTAGTTTCGATCAACGAGAGGCGTGGTCTGGAGATAACTACGACTGGATCAAGGCGTGTGTAACGGACCCTTTTGCCAATCGGGAGTGGATGGAGGCAGATAAACCCTGGCAGTTCTTAGCCGGCGCGATGGAGTTGGTCGCAGCGGTAGAAAGCGGAGACTATGAGAATTATTTTTCACACTTACCCGTTACCGTGGATGGAACGTGCAACGGTCTCCAACATTTCTCCGCAATGCTTTTGGACCAAGAGGGGGCTGTATCTGTCAATCTTCAGCCTTCAGATGTGCCAAATGACATCTATCAGATTGTGGCCGATAAGGTTAAAGCGAAGTTCGCCGCTATGGATGGCCCACTTGCGGGTCAGTGGCTCCAGTGGGGCTTCGACCGGAAGGCAACCAAGCGAGCGGTGATGATCCTTCCGTACAGTGGCACAGAGCACTCAGCGCGGGAGTACATTCGAGACTACGTGAAGGAGCGGGAAGATAAATGCACGGCCTGGGAAGATGATTTCACAGCCACCGCGTTCTTCTCGAAGCACGTATGGGAGACGATCGGTGAGACGATTACTAGCGCGGGAGCCGCGATGAAGTGGCTCAGGGAAGTGGCCAACGAAGTCACAAAGGCAGGGCAGACGATCCGGTGGAAGACACCTGTGAATTTTCTGGTGGAGCAGGACAACAGAGACCTCGACCACTTCCAAGTGGAGACCAAGCTGGGGCAGAGGGTTCGATTCCGCCCTTGCATCGTAGAGGATTCTGTTCGGCTGGACCCCAAGGCGCAGCGCCTAGGAATTAGCCCGAACTTTGTCCATTCGCTTGACGCGAACTGTCTGATGCTCACGGTATGCCGCGCATTGGACGAGGGCATTGAGGACTTCTCCATGGTTCACGACAGCTATGGTGTGCTCGCAGGAAAGATGGAGACACTTTACATGGGGCTTCGGCAGGCGTTCGTAGACACGTACTCAAACAATGTCATGCTCGACTTCGTGAAGGAGGCCACGAAGGGTTTGCCTGAGAAGGTGCAGCAGAAGTTGATAGCGTCAATGCCAAAGAAAGGCACGTTCCAGTTGGAGTCTGTAAAAGACTCAAAGTATTTCTTCGCATGAGGAGGAGATATGAGCTACCGGGTAGTTCAGGCAGACGGCACAGCGATCATCACGTTTTCTGACGGTCAACAATTCAGCATAGATGGGGAGGGCAGATGCGTAAATCTACAGGAAAAGAAATGCACAGAGTCGTGGACGAGGGCCGTACTGGACGAATTATTGCGAGGAGAATCCTCAGACGAGGCCTCGGCAATCCCAAGAACCGACTGAGGGAACTCCAAGCGTTTGCGATGGAGATGTACGTCAAGGGTGTCACCTTTGGCGGCGAGTTCATGCGTGGGCGTATCCATAATTCTGTGAGTGCGCTGGAATACGGAGCTAGCTACTATGTGGCACCAACGGTGGATCTTGGGACTGATGCTGATGGGGACGGGCTCTCTGTTGACAGCGCCCCTGTTGATCCCATCCCAGCCGCAGTCAACGGTATCGACGCTTTCGGCTTTCCAGCCTAAGTTCAGAGTCAACGAGTGTTTTCACCGTGACGGTATTCGGGAACCGTGGGAGTCCTCACTCCCCGATGGCATTATCGCCATGCGCGGCTACAACAAGTACCTCGTGATGTTCAGGGAGGAGGCTGAGCTACGAGGAGGACGCCCGAAGTGGACGCAGGAGCATGTCATAGAATCATTCGACAAACGACACCATTCAATCGCGTGCCCTGAAACATGGGTCACGCACAACAAACCGAGGAGGAAGTAACATGGCAGGTAAAAAGAAATATCCAGTATTCGCTAGCCCCAAGGGTGTGGCCAAGTACGCGCACTTGTCGCAGCCACAGACCTACAAGGGCAAGACAGCCTACAGCGTGGATCTGATACTTGATCCTGAGTTGCAAAGCACGAAGGATTTCTTGGCGTTCGTGGACGCGCAAGAGCAGGCGGGCTTCGCTGAAGCCAAGGTGATGTACCCCAAGGCGCTTCTCAAGTCGAAGTTGTGGAAGCCTGAGACCAACAAGGACGAGGACGATAACGAGATCCCCACTGGGAAGATCGTTGTGAAGTTCGCGCACGTTGCGAAGGGGCTCAAGAAAGACGGCTCACCGTGGGAGTTCAAGCCGACATTGCTTGACGCGAACATGGCAGTTCTTCCGGCAGGCGTAGTGATCTTCGGCGGCAGCGTCATCAAGGTGTCGTATGGCATCACGCACACGACCATGCCTGGCGGCGGTGAAGAGCCGGATAAATACTACGCGAAGCTGAGTCTCCAAGGTGTCCAGGTGCTCACGCTCCGTGACGCCATGACGCGCGATGGAGCCTCACTCGGATTCCAGAAGGAAGAGGGTTACTCGTCTGAAGATGCGTTCGGAGAGAAGTCTCCCGAACAGTCCGATGACGCAGCAGAGGCGGCTCAGGCCGATGGCGTGCCCGACTTCTAAGGGACTCTACGCTGCGACCAACAAGGTTCGCAAGGAAACGGGGAAGCGGTCTGGACTCGAAGTTCAGATCGCTTCTCACCTTGTCACGTCCGGCGCGGAGTTCGACGAGGAGAAAGCGATTCCGGCTGTGCCCTACACCAGTCGGCGGGAGCGGAAGTATCATCCAGACTTCCGGCTGAAGAACGGTATCATCATCGAAGCGAAGGGCTGGTTCAAACCAGAAGACAGAGAGAAGCACCTGTGTATCAAGTACCAGCACCCCGAACTCGACATTCGATTTGTGTTCTCGAATCCCAAGGCGAAGCTAGGGAAGCGGTCAGAGACAACCTATGGCATGTGGTGTGTGAAATACGGATTCAGATTTGCGAAGGGCTTTGTCCCGCAAGAATGGATCAGCGAACCCCCAACAATAAGGAAGGACGTAGACGCATGAGAAACATGAGAAAGAGCACAGACTATATCGTGATCCATTGCGCGGCGACTCCGCCAGGCATGGACATTGGTATCGAGACGGTGAGAGAATGGCACAAGGCGCGGGGCTTCCGCGACGTGGGCTATCACTATTTCATCAAGCGTGACGGCACGCGCCAGACAGGGAGATCCATCAATGAAATCGGCGCTCACGTTATCGGCCACAATTATCATAGTGTTGGCCTGTGTATGGCCGGCGGGGTGGCTGACGGGTCTCTCACACCCCAAGATAATTTTACCGAGAAGCAGTGGACAGCCCTCTACCTCACACTGAAGGAGCTACATGAAGAGTTCCCGAAAGCAGTCATCGTCGGACACAAAGACCTCGATGCTTCTAAGGCATGCCCGTCTTTTGAAGTCTCGAAGTGGGTTGCCGACAAGCCAGAGTTCGCTCCCGAAGTGTGACGTGATCAAGTGGGATGGGTATGTGACAATCATTCTGAAGACGGCGTGTGGATGCGAGCGCCGGATCAAGTATCATGGCTATCCAAGAGGCCGATACTTTACGGTGCCGCTGATGTCTCCGATCCAGCGGAGGAATGCGAGTCAGCCCTGTCTCTCTGAAATAAGAGAAAGACGTTTCAAGTTGGTCAACCATCTCTCACCGTTGGAGTGGGAGTATAAGGAGATGCTTTGATGGATAACCCAGAGAGCGAGTTCGTTGAACATGGTCCGTGCGAAGCGTGCGGATCTTCTGATGGGCTCGCTCACTACACAGACGGGCACACGCACTGCTTTGTATGCGAGGCGCACACATCGCCGGACGGTGCCGTATCGGAGAAACCGAAACCTATTCCTAGGGACTTTATCCTGGGGACGTTTCAGGAACTCAAGAAGAGAGGGATCAATGAGAAGACGTGTAGAAAGTTCGGCTACATGGTGGGATCGTATCATGGTAAGCCAGTGCAGATTGCTCCATACCACGATGCGACAGGAGCCCTTTGCGGTCAGAAACTCAGGACGCCAGACAAGGATTTCCATTGGACTGGTGAACCTAAGTCGGCAGTGCTGTTCGGGCAGCAACTCTGGCGTGACAAGGGTAAGATGGTGGTTGTTACTGAAGGGGAAATTGACGCTCTGTCCATTTCACAGGTTCAGGACAATCGTTGGCCTGTGGTGTCGCTACGAAACGGAGCAAGCGGTGCGAAGAAGGACATTGCGAGATCTATCGAATGGCTCGAAGGATTTGACTCCGTTGTTTTCGCATTCGATATGGACGAGCCAGGGGCGAAAGCTGCCGCAGATTGCGCTCCCCTCCTTACACCAGGGAAAGCCAAGATCTGGAACATACCACTCAAAGATGCCAATGACATGCTCGTGGCTGGACGAGTTAAGGAACTTCTCGATGCCCTATGGGGGGCTAAGGTTTACAGGCCGGACGGCATCGTTGAAGGAACGGCAACCTGGGATCTCCTCGTTAAGGATGATGGAGGTAGTGTCCTCAACTACCCCTGGCCTGGAATCCAAGAGAAACTTCTTGGACTACGACAGCACGAAATCGTTACCTTCTGTGCTGGATCGGGAGTTGGTAAGTCGCAAGTCTGTAGAGAACTCGCTGTGCATGCCATTAAGGAAGGACAGACAGTCGGATA